ATGAAACCTTCTCTCCCTGAGACAGTCCGAACAGTGCCAGACTCACCATTTAATAAACCTGATACGCTTAACTTCGATGCAGAATGATGCGGAAATAAAACAGACCTTACGAGGGGTCGGGCTAATTGGCAGCACCGAGCCTAGAATCCACACGCCTTTACTCAAAGGTAATTCCAAAGCACAAGAGGTAGCAAACCTAGCTGAGAAAATAGGCTTACCTTTAATACCCTGGCAACGCTGGGTGCTAGATGATTTGTTATCTGTAGATGATGCTGATACCTGGCGCAAGAAAACAGCGCTAATCCTAGTAGCACGGCAGAATGGTAAGACCCACCTAGCCAGAATGCTTATCTTGTCACATTTATTCTTATGGGGCTCTAAGAATGTCCTCGGTATGTCTTCTAACCGCAATATGGCATTAGATACCTTTAGACAAGTTGCATACACAATAGAAGATAACCAATTTTTAAAAGATCAAGTAAGGCAGATACGTCTGGCTAATGGCCAAGAATCTATAACCTTACTTAATGGCGCTAGGTATGAAATTGCAGCAGCTACTAGAGATGCACCTCGTGGCAAGACCGCAGATTTTCTCTATATTGATGAGTTAAGAGAATGGACAGAAGAAGCCTTTACAGCTGCACTACCTGTAACACGTGCTCGGCCTAATTCAATGACTTTAATGACTAGCAACGCAGGTGATGGCTTTAGCACAGTGCTTAATGATCTTAGAGAGCGTTGCCTATCATATCCACCTGACAATTTAGGCTATTACGAATACAGCGCACCACAGCACTGCAAGATACACGATAAAAAAGCCTGGGCTATGGCTAATCCAGCATTAGGGCATTTGATAACAGAGCAAACATTGGAAGAATCTGTAAGCACCAACAGCATAGAAGCTACACGTACTGAGATGTTATGCCAGTGGATCGATAGCACTGTAAGCCCCTGGGTCTATGGATCAATAGAGCAGTGCAGCGATAGCACCCTAGAAATACCTGTCGGGCCACAAACAATTATGGCGTTTGATATTGCACCTACTAGGCGATCAGGTGCTTTGGTTATGGGTCAGGTTAAAGATGGAAAGATAGCAGTGGGATTAGCGCAGCTTTGGCATAGTGATATTGCAATAGATGAAATTAAAATGGCTAGTGACATAAATGAGTGGGCACGCAAGTACCATCCACACACTATCTGTTATGACAAGTACGCCACACAAACTATTGCTACCAGATTAGAGCAAAGCGGATGGCGGATGGTCGATGTATCAGGCCAAGCGTTTTACCAGGCGTGCTCAGACCTTGCCGATGGCCTAGCCAATAATCGAGTAGTCCATTCTGGACAGGCAGAGCTAGTACAGCACTTAAATAACTGTGCAGCTAAGACTAATGATGCTGGCTGGCGCATAATACGTAGAAAATCGGCTGGCGATGTTACAGCTGCTATATCACTGGCTATGGTTGTAAGTCAACTAACAAAACCTCAACAAACTGCGCAAATCTTTGTCTAATTTGCACCAATAGTTCGATTTATGGTATAAAGTATACATATGGGTCTATTGTCTGCTTTGGGTATAAACAAAAAAACGGAATCTGTCCAAGCGCAATACGCCCCTGCCATTATGGACACAGCCTATGGGTATGGTTCATTTACAACTGGTGTTGGTAATTTCCCTGGTGGATTAGATCGCAACTTTGCGATGCAAGTACCAGCAGTTAGCCGTTGCAGAAATCTTATAGCTGGTGTAGTTTCATACTTGCCATTAAAACTTTACAAAAAGTCTAATGGTGAGGCGTTGGGGAACCCTCTCTGGATCGACCAACCAGACTATCGGCAACCTAGATCCGTCACAATATCCTGGACTGTCGATAGTTTGTTGTTTTATGGTGTTGCTTATTGGCGTGTTACAGAATTATATGCAGATGATTTAAGACCATCACGATTTGAGTGGATCGCTAACAACCGAGTTACATTTACAACTAATAAATTTGGCACAGAAGTAGATCAGTATTATGTAGATGGTGTACTAGCGCCGATGACTGGCATAAATTCACTTATTACATTTCAGGGTCTAACACAAGGTGTATTAACAACAGCAGCACGCACAATCCAATCAGCTTTAGATATTGAAAAGGCCGCAGCTGTAGCAGCCGCAACGCCAATGCCATCTGGATACATTAAAAATACTGGCGCAGATTTACCAGAGCAACAAGTATCAGGATTATTAGCACAATGGAAGCAAAGCCGACAAAACAGATCTACAGCATATTTAACTTCTACTTTATCTTACGAAACCACTGGGTTTTCTCCTAAAGATATGATGTACAACGATAGTCAACAATACTTAGCAACACAGGTTGCAAGAGCGATGAATGTACCTGCCTATTACATTTCAGCAGATATGAATAACTCAATGACTTACCAAAATATAATTGATGGTCGCAAAGAATTTGTTGCCTATTCATTACAGCCGTTTATTTGTGCTATTGAAGATCGACTATCAATGGATGATATAACCCCACGTGGCCACGTTGTTAAGTTTGCTATTGAGGAATCATTCTTGCGTGCTGACACAATGAAGCGCTTAGAAGCCTTAGAAAAAATGATCAATTTAGGTTTAATTGATGTAGAAGATGCAAAAGAAATGGAAAGCCTAACACCTAACGGAAGAGAAACAGAAGATGAAACTTACATTCAGTAGCCACGTAGAAGCCGCCGATGGCGAGCGCAGAGTAATTGCTGGCAAGATCGTACCTTTCGAAAGCGTGGGTCATACTTCGGTTGGGCCAGTTGTATTCGCTAAAGGATCTATCGAGATAGGTGATCCAGGTAAGATTAAGATGCTTATGCAACATTCGCCAGAGCGCCCTATCGGTAGAATGCAAAAATTTAACGAAGCAGAAGATGGCATTTACGCTAGTTTTAAAATTAGTGCCAGTATGTCTGGCCAAGAAGCACTTATTCTTGCAGGAGAGCAACTAATTGACGGCCTGTCTGTAGGCGTTGATGTAAATAAATCAATACAGAAAAAAGAATATTTATATGTAACAAGTGCTGTATTACGTGAAGTCAGCCTTGTCGAATCTCCGGCCTTTGGAGAAAATGCAAAGGTAACTAAAGTTGCTGCTAGTGAAAACGAAGCAGAAAACACCAATCAACTAGAAGAAAGCGAGGCTCCTGTGGAAGATTTAGCAACAGCGCCACAAGAAGCAAAGGCAGAGGCTGCTACTCCTACAGTAGAAGCTGCTCGCCCAGTAATTACAGCACCACTAATTCAAACACGTCTACGTACTCCTATCGATTCGATGGCAAAGTACACAGAGCATAAAATCAAAGCAGCACTAGGTAGCGATGAGTCAAAACTCTATGTAACCGCAGCTGATGATTTTTCAAACAACACAGCATTTAACCCAACTCAATACCTAACTGAGTTTGTAACTAACACACGTTTTGGCACACCTGCAATCGATGCTTGCTCACAAGGCACATTACCTGCATCTGGTATGACAATTAACGTACCATCTTTGGTAACTTCCGCAGGTGGCGGAACTGGCGTAGCACCAACAGTAACTGTTGAGGCAGAAGGCGGCGCAGTATCTAACACAGATATGCAAACCAACTACTTAACAGGCACAGTGTCTAAGTACTCAGGTATGAACACACTTTCAGTTGAGTTGCTAGAGCGATCAGATCCCAACTTTTATGCAGAGTTGACACAGCAGTTACAAAATCAGTACTTAACAACAATCGATACAGCTGTAGTGGCTGCATTAATTGCTGCAGGTACAAACGCATCTGCTACAACTGCAGACAGCGATGGAATTATTGCTTACACCTCACAAGCTGCAAAATTAGTTTATGAGAACACAGGTTTCTTTGCACAGAACTACATCGGAAACCCAGCACAATGGCAAGCACTAATGGGAGCAGTTGATTCAACTAAGCGACCAATTTACAATGCGATTCAACCAATGAACGCAGCTGGACAAGTAGCGCCTACATCAATCCGTGGAAATGTATTAGGACTTGATCTATACGTAGACAAGAACTTCTCACAAACCGCATTTGATGATAACTCAGCGATTATCCTTGCACCAGAGGCATTCACTGTGTATCGCTCACCACAGGCATTTATGTCTGTAAACGTAGTATCTAACCTACAAGTACAGGTTGCTATCTACGGATTTATGGCAACTATTGCCAAGATGCCTTACGGAATCATCAAGTACGCAAAGGCCTAATAACAAAATAAGTAATCCCCTGGGGTTTAGTAGCCCTAGCCCTGGGGGAGTTTTTTAAGAGAGGAATACAATGGCAGCCACTTACGTAACCAAAGCCGAGTTACGCACCAATCTTGGTATTGGCACTCTCTATACTGATGCCGTTGTAGAAGAAGTTTGTCAATCGGCGCAAGACCTTCTCAATCAATATTTATGGTTTAACGATGCGCCTATTGTGGCCGCAGGATTACAAAATAACGTAGCAACTTTAGTTTTAGCAAACCCAGGCATATATGTAGTAGGACAAACGATAAGCGTAGAAGGCTGCGGCAGTATTTATGACGGTCAGCACGTAATCACTGGCACAATACCTGGCTCAAACATTCCAGTATCAATAGCAAGCACCTTTTATAATTTCTTTTACAATTACTCTTGGCCTAACGGCTATTCATTTATTCAATTTACCAAAGTACACGCAAACGATCCATTCCATAGAATTCTTCCATACGGCAAAGCATCAGGCCAAGACACTAAAGAAGATGATTACTCTGTGGTACCCGCAATCAGAGAAGCAGCTATGATCCTAGCTGTAGACATCTGGCAGGCTAGACAAGTTAGCCAGACTGGTGGGGTAGGTATGGATGGGATCAGTGCCAGCCCTTATCGGATGGGTTATCAGCTGATTAACCGAGTACGTGGTCTCATCCAGCCGTATTCAAGTCCAGCATCACTGGTGGGCTAATGGCAGCGATCTCCACATTACGTGGCACACTAGCAACCGCCCTTACAAATAATGGCGTATGGTCAACCTTTGCATTTCCACCTGCAACTTTATTGGCTAATAGCGTAGTGGTAACACCTAGCGATCCCTACATCGTGCCAAGCAATAACAGCCAGACAAGCATCGCACCCCTGGCTAATTTCAAGATTTTAATAACCACACCTGCATTTGACAATCAAGGCAACTTGCTAGGTATAGAGAATTTTATCGTAGCAGTAGTAACTAAACTAGCGGCATCTACCCTGGTTTACAACATATCAAGTGTCTCCGCTCCAGCTATAACCAATGCAGCTAGTGGAGATTTATTAACCGCAGAGATCACACTATCAATCCTAACGAGCTGGAGTTAAAATGAGCACACACGAAGAAGACTTAGCCTTCTTGAAAAAGATAGGTCAAATTAAAGACGCACCAAAACCAACTGCACAAACTAAGAAAGACGAGGAATAACAATGGCAATCTATTTAAATAATAACGTAGGTGTTAAGTTGGCTACCAATGCTGCGCCAACCACACCATCTATCGACATTAGCTCATATGTAACTAATGCCGTAATTAATCAGATCGTGGATGAACTTGAGGTCACCTCAATGGGTAGTCTTTCTCACCAATTTGTAGCGGGCTTGCAAAGTGGCACATTCCAAATCGACATTCTAAATGAATGGGCAACAAGTCAGGTAATGCAGACACTAAATGAGGCATTTGGTAAAACTTTATCAGTATCAGTAATTACTGTTAAAGGCACCACAGTTTCAGCTGCTAACCCAACTTACCAATTCTCAATCTTGGTAAATAACCTAACCCCAATCGGCACAGGCGGCGTCGCTGAACTAGCTACCTCAAGTCTGTCCTTTACGATAAACTCCGCAGTAACAGTGTCCCCATCGGTGGCATTCTAACTAAGGAGCAATAATGGCAAAGTTAAAGATTACTAGGGCTAATGGCGAAGTTTCAGAGCACAAAATTACGCCAGGAATTGAATACAACTTTGAACAGAAATATGGTGCTGGTATCAGCAAGATTTTAAGAGAGCACGAGCGTCAGACAGAAATATTCTACCTTGCGTATGAATGCTTACGCAGGGCTGGCGCTCAGATACCTTTGTGGGGAGTAGAGTTTATTGACAGCTTAGAAACTGTCGAGGTACTAGACGAAGAAAAAAAATAATCCAGCGGGATTCGATACTTTACAGCATCGCACAGCTAAGCGTAGAGACTGGGATACCGCCTAGAGAGTTTATTGATATGGATAGCGAAATGTATGCCGCAATCATACAAGTCCTAACCGATAGAGCTAAGGAGATCCGAAATGCCAGCAGAAGCCGTAGGCGTTAAAGATGTCCTTGCAGGTCTAAAGTTTATTGACAAAGATTTACAAGATCGTATTAGGACTGCTATTGATCCGCTAATGCGTAACGTAGCAGCTAAGGCTAGATCATTTGTGCCTGGTAATTCTGAGATGCTGTCAGGCTGGACTAAAGAGCCTAACCCGAACATCAATTACCGCCCATTTCCTAAATATGATGCTGGCACAGTCAAGGCTGGTATTGGATATAACTCAGGCGATAACCGCACATTCAAAAATGGATTTAAAGTTAGTAACTATGTTTACAACGTAAGCGCACCTGGTCGCATATATGAAACTGCTGGCCGTAAAAACCCACAAGGTAGAGCGCCATTCCAGCAGATCGATCCAAGCCTGCCTGGCACAACCTTTGGCAAAGTGCAAGGATTTGAAGGCAAAGCCAGGGCACGTGAGTACACCTATAACAAATCCACTAGAGAGTACGCATCAAATAATCCTTTTGCTGGCTATCAATTTGTTACATCAATGCCAGGGCTTACCTCACAGCCAAAGATTAAGGGCATACGTGGTGGTGGTCGAAAGACTAAAGGCCGTTTAATTTACAAAGCCTGGGCACAGGATTCTGGTAAGGTTTATGAAGCGATGCTGGGCGCTATTAACTCCACAGCTATAAAATTTAACAAATCAACAGAGATTAAGAAGGCAGCGTAATGGCCAATGTAGTAGTCTCGGCGATAGCGACCTGGAATGGTAAAGCACTTAATAAAGGCAAAAAGGATGTATCAGCCTTTGATAAACAAGTCAATAAACTAGGCAGAACTTTTGCTACTGTATTTAGCGCTGCCGCATTACTTAATTACAGCAAAAAGGCTGTGCAAGCGTTTGCAGCCGATGAGAAGGCAGCCAAAGCATTAGAGACTCAATTAAAAAATGTTGGTTTTCTATTTAGCGCACCATCTGTAGAGAATTACATAGCAAACCTACAAAAAACTACAGGCGTATTAGATGACCAACTACGCCCAGCATTCCAGCAATTATTAACTGTAACAGGATCTATTACTAAGAGCCAAGATGCATTAAACACAGCTCTTAACCTAAGCGCTGCTACAGGTAAATCATTAACAGAGGTAAGCGCAGCTTTAACACGTGGGTACTCAGGCAACACAGCAGGTCTTAGCAGGCTAGGCGCAGGCATAAGTAAAGCCACCTTAAAGGCTGGCGATATGGATAAGATCCTTGCTGAGTTAAATAACAAGTTTGCTGGCCAAGCACAAGCCCGATTAACTACTTACGCTGGCAAGATGGATTTATTAAAAGTCGCATCTGAGAATGTTAAAGAAGAAATTGGCAAAGGCATAATTGGTGCGCTTACTGCTTTAAGCAAAGATAACAGTATAGAAGATGCCACAACTTCAATGGAAAATTATGGCAAAGCCATAGGTGGTGCAATCGAGGGTGTAGGCGTTTTAATTGCTGAATTACAAAAGGTGCCAGGATCAAGAAAAGTAACCGATGTTTTATTTGGCACAAACATATTTTCTATGCTTAATAAGTTAAGTGAAGAAAATAAAAAAGCATCTGCTGGCAGTAAGCCAAATCAAGAGCCAAGATATTTAAGCCGAGTTTTTACACAGCAACTACGCTTAGAAAATAAACTAGCAGCGCAAAAGAAATTAGAATTAGCAATACTAGAAGCTAAGAATAAGAAACAAACCGAAGTAGATAAACTAGCTGAGAAATTTGATGTTGAGCGCATAGGGTTAATGAAGGCGCTGGGCGAGGCTACCGATGCTGAAACTAAACTACGCATCCAATCTAAGTTAGCCATACTAGACAATAATGAGGCTTTGGCTAAGAAATACAATGCAGAATTAGAAGCTAGTGCTGCTGCCAGGGCTTTGGCCGATAGTGCTAACAATGCTGCTAATGCCCTTAACACTTTGCCTAATAAATACGATCAAATTTTTACTAGTTTAGTTGGCCAATTTAAATCGATGGGAATTGAAGCAGGCGCAGCAGCAGGCTTGGCTGCCTCATCTGCAAGATTACAGGCACAGGCTGAT